TAAGGTGCACGGTGAATGGGGTGCTAGGTTTAAGTTTATGGGCGTTACAACCAATACACTTACTGGTGCCGACTGGGTAGACTGCTTTGAAATTATCAAGGGAGTTCCCTCAGTATTCCGTTCATTCAAGCAAGATCGCATTAAGCGAGTGCCAAAGCGAGGAAAGAGGGCAACACGTGTCAACGGAACAGGACCTAGTTAATCACCTAGATCAAGTAAACCTGGTCGTAGGAGAATATCTTAAAGGCAGTGATGCTACTAAGATATCTAAAGAGCTGTCTATTCCAAGACAAAAGGTTGTCTCTTATTTAAATGAGTGGAAAGAGATGGCTGCAGACAATGCAGCTATTCGTGCCCGTGCCAAAGAAGCACTGGTGGTTGCAGACACCCACTATTCAAAGCTTATCGAAAAAGCTTATGAGGTTATTGATGAAGCAACAATGTCAGCAAACCTTAATGCTAAGTCTGGTGCCATTAAGCTAGTCATGGACCTTGAGTCTAGACGTATTGATATGCTTCAAAAAGCAGGACTGCTAGAGAACAAAGAGCTGGCAGAAGAGATGGTTGAAATCGAAAACCGACAAGAAATTTTAATTGCAATTTTAAAAGATATTGCAGCTGAGCATCCTGAGATTCGTGATAAGATTATGAATAGGCTATCTTCTGCAATGAAGCAGGGTGAAACAATTACGGTGGTTGCTGAATAATGTTTGATGATTTTTTAGATGCACTTAAATCTGATGCGTTTGAAGAAGTGCCAGTTGACGCTAAGACTTTTGTAGAGGGCGAAGATTATTTGGGTCAGCCTCCGCTATCTCAGATACAGTATGACATTGTAGAGGCAATGAGTCAAATATATCGTCAAGAAGACTTAATTGATTTGTTGGGTACTGAAGAAGGCACCAGGTATTATAAAAAGTATACTAAGAATGAAATAATTCTTCAACTAGGAAAGGGAAGTGGTAAAGATTTTACGTCAACTGTGGCTTGTGCCTTTATCGTTTATAAGCTACTTTGCCTTAAAGACCCTGCTCGTTATTTTGGTAAACCTAGCGGAGATGCTATTGATATTATTAATGTTGCCATTAATGCTCAGCAGGCCAAGAACGTTTTCTTTAAAGGTTTTAAGACAAAGATTGAAAAATCGCCGTGGTTTGCTGGAAGATTTTATGCTAAAGCTGAGAGTATTGAATTTGATAAAAGCATCACGGTATATTCAGGTCACTCTGAGCGAGAGTCCCATGAGGGCCTTAACCTTATACTGGCCGTTCTGGATGAGATTTCTGGATTTGCTAACGAAGTTGGCACGGGTAATGACCAGGGTAAGACTGCAGATAATATATACAAAGCCTTTAGGGCATCAGTAGACTCCCGCTTTCCAGATCTGGGCAAGGTTGCCCTACTATCTTTCCCACGCTATCCTGGAGACTTTATTTCACAAAGATATGATGCTGTTATAGCAGAAAAAGAAGTGGTTACAAAGTCTCATACTTTTGTAATGAATCCAGACTTGCCAGCAGATGCACAGAGTAACTCTCTTACAATTAACTGGGACGAAGAAACAATTGTAAGCTATAAATATCCAGGAGTGTTTGCACTTAAAAGACCAACGTGGGTAGTAAATCCGACACGCAAGATTGATGATTTCAAGCTGGCATTTTACACAGACCTAGGAGATGCCATGCAACGCTTTGCATGCGTTCCAACCTTTGCATCTGATGCATTCTTTAAACAGCAAGAAAAAGTTCGTGCAGCAATGACACTTCGAAATCCTTTAGATAGCTTTAGAAGATTTGAAGAAACTTTTGTGCCAGACCCAGAAAAGACTTATTACGTGCACGCTGACCTTGCACAAAAACATGACAAGTGTGCCGTTGCAATTGCTCACGTAGAAAAGTGGGTCAACATACAGGTTGTAAAGGACTATGAGCAGATTGCCCCCATAGTGGTTGTAGATGCTGTTGCCTGGTGGGAGCCAAGAGTAGAGGGGCCCGTTGATTTGTCAGAGGTAAAGCAGTGGATACAAAACCTACGCAGGCTTGGGTTTAACATTGGACGTGTAAGCTTTGACCGCTGGCAATCATTTGACATTCAGAATGAGCTAAAGGCTATTGGAATGAGAACTGAAACTGTTTCTGTTGCAAAAAAGCATTATGAAGACATGGCAATGCTTATTTATGAAGAGCGACTTGCAATGCCAGCCATCGACTTATTGTTTGAAGAACTTACAGAGCTAAAAATTATTCGTGAGAACAAGGTAGATCACCCACGTAAAAAGTCTAAAGACCTTGCAGACGCTGTGTGTGGTGCTGTGTATGGTGCTATTGCTAACACTCCACGCAACAACAATGAAGAAGTTGAAATCCATACCTTTAGAGATAGGCCCAAAACTGACGATTTACAAAATTCAAAAAACGTGATAGAATATAAGCTCGACAAAAAAGAGGTAGAGGACTATCTATCACAATTTGATTTAATCTAGGGAGCGAGGTAAAGTGTCTTCGCCAATATCCCTGGTCTACTATTCAAATTATTCGGAAAACACAAAACGATTTGTAGAGAAGGTGACTGATAATGGAATTCGTATTCCAGTTCGTGCTAGCGATGCTAGGGACTTTTGCGTGGCTAGGGACTATATACTGGTTGTTCCGACCTACGGCGGCGGAGCAGAAGGACCAGCCATTCCAAAACCTGTAAGGGTTTTTCTTAATAATCCTGCCAATAGGGATTTGTTGCGTGGTGTTATAGGCACTGGCAATACAAACTTTGGCGAACATTACTGCAAGGCAGCAGATATGATTTCTGCTAAAACTGGCGTACCCATTATTGCCAGGGTAGAGATCACGGGGACACCCGAAGATGTAGAACTAGTAAAGAAAAGGTTGGAAATATTATATGGAGAATAAGCTAAGCTACCATGAGCTTAATGCAATGCTAAACATTTATGATAGCAATAATAAAATTCAGTTTGACAAGGATAAGGACGCTGCAAAGGCATACTTCCTAGACCACGTAAATCAAAATACTGTGTTTTTTCACAGCATCGAAGAAAAGATAGAGTACCTAGCTGAAGAAGAATATTACGATAAAGAGGTATTGCAGCAATACTCTCCAGAAGATCTAAAAGATTTGTTTAAGCATGCCTACTCATATAAGTTTAGATTCCCGACCTTCGTGGGTGCCTATAAGTTTTATACCCAGTATGCACTCAAAAACTTTGCTGGCGACAGGTACCTAGAAAGATTCGAAGACCGTGTCGTAATGAATGCATTACTGCTAGCCCGTGGTGACAAAAAGTTTGCTCAAGAAATTATTGATGAAATTATTACTGGTCGCTTCCAACCTGCGACACCAACCTTTTTAAATGCAGGCAAGAAGCAGCGTGGCGAGTTTGTTTCTTGCTTCCTCCTTCGTGTCGAAGATAACATGGAGTCTATTGCTCGTGCAGTAGCATCATCTTTGCAGCTGTCAAAGCGTGGAGGTGGAGTAGGGCTTAACCTAACCAACCTACGTGAGCTAGGAGCACCAATTAAAAAGATTAAGAACCAGTCTTCAGGCATCATCCCCGTGATGAAGCTTTTGGAGGATAGTTTCTCCTATGCAAACCAGCTAGGAGCTCGTCAGGGAGCTGGAGCCGTCTACCTAAACGCTCACCACCCAGACATTATGCGATTCCTTGACACCAAGCGTGAGAATGCTGATGAGAAGATTAGAATTAAAACCCTGTCTATCGGTGTAGTTATTCCAGATATCACAATGCAACTTGCTAAAGAGAACGAGGACATGTACCTGTTCTCCCCATACGACGTTGAGAGAGTCTATGGAAAGCCCATGTCAGATATTTCCATAACAGAGCTATATCAAGAAATGGTGGACGATCCACGCATTACCAAGTCAAAAGTTAAAGCACGTGACTTGCTACAAAGAATTGCTGAGCTGCAGTTCGAGTCTGGCTACCCATACGTGATGTATGAGGACACGGTCAACAATGCAAACCCGATCCAGGGCCGCATCAACATGTCAAACCTCTGCTCCGAGATTCTGCAGGTGAACACCCCCACCACATATAAGAATGACATGAGTTATAAAAAGATTGGTAAGGATATATCTTGCAACCTTGGCTCGTTAAATATTGCTAAAGCAATGGAGTCGCCAAACTTTGCCAAGACTGTAGAGGTTGCAATTAAGTCTCTTACCGCTGTATCTGAATTATCTTATATTGATTCAGTAATGTCTGTTGCTGAAGGCAACAAAAAGTCCCGTGCCATTGGGCTAGGGCAAATGAATTTGCATGGCTATTTTGGAAAGGAGAAAATGCACTATGGAGACGAAGAATCACTCGACTTCACGAATATCTATTTCCTCACCGTACTCTACCACGCACTCCGTGCGTCCGCTCACCTTGCAAAGGATAGGGGCCAGGCCTTTGAGGGCTTCGAAAATTCCACGTATGCTACGGGGGAGTTCTTTGATAAGTACATTAATGAGGAATGGGTACCTAAAACTGACAAGGTACGTAAGCTATTTAAGGAAGCCAAAATTGGTGTTCCCACCAAGAGGGAGTGGAAAGAGCTAAGAGATTTTGTAAAGGACCACGGACTTTACAACCAGAACCTGCAGGCTGTGCCACCAACAGGATCAATTAGCTACATTAACCACAGCACAAGTTCAATTCACCCAATTGCTTCTCAGATTGAGATTCGTAAAGAGGGTCTAATGGGCCGTGTTTATTATCCAGCACCATACTTAACTAACGACAACCGTGAGTATTTTACTGATGCTTACGAGATTGGTCCTGAAAAAATTATTGATATCTATGCAGCTGCACAGCAGCACATTGACCAGGGCATGTCACTAACCCTATTCTTTAAGGATACTGCAACTACACGTGACGTAAACAGGGCACAAATCTATGCCTGGAAAAAGGGTATTAAAACTATTTATTATATTCGCATTAGACAGAATGCACTAGAAGGAACAGAAATGGAGGGATGCGTATCATGTCAGCTATAACAAGACCAGTAAACTGGAACAAAATTGAAGACCCAATTGATCTAGACGTTTGGAATCGTCTAACTCAAAATTTTTGGCTGCCAGAAAAAGTCCCACTGTCTAACGATATACAGTCCTGGTCTACGCTAAGAGACAATGAGAAGCTACTCACCATGCGTGTCTTTACTGGATTAACCATGCTCGACACCATTCAGGGAACCGTTGGAGCCATGAGCCTGATCCCAGATGCCAGAACTCAGCATGAAGAAGCTGTAATCACCAACATCGCCTTCATGGAGTCCGTCCACGCAAAGAGCTACTCCAGCGTCTTTTCAACACTTACTTCTACAGAAGAAATTGAAGAGGCATTCCGCTGGTCAGAAGATAACGAATATTTACAGAAGAAAGCAGACATTGTTTTAGGATACTATAGGGGCAATGACCCACTAAAGCGTAAGATTGCCTCTACATTCCTAGAGTCATTCTTGTTTTACAGTGGATTCTACTGGCCCATGTGGCTTTCTTCTAGGGCAAAGCTAACAAACACTGCTGATCTAATTAGACTAATTATTAGAGACGAAGCGGTGCACGGCTACTATATCGGGTATAAGTTCCAGAAGGCATATAACCAGCTTGACTGGACAAGCCAAAACGAAATTAGAGACTGGGCATATAGATTCTTAATGGACTTGTATGACAATGAGGTTAGGTACACCAGAGATCTTTATGATGAGCTAGGGCTAACTGAAGATGTTAAGAAGTTCCTGCACTACAACGGCAACAAGGCCCTGATGAACCTAGGCTTTGACCCGCTGTTTCCAAAAGAAATTTCTGAAGTAAGTCCTGCAATTCTTGCTGCACTGTCCCCTAATGCAGACGAGAACCATGACTTCTTCTCAGGCTCTGGATCGTCTTACGTAATTGGTAAGCACGAGGCCACAACCGATGATGACTGGGATTTTTAGTAGTTAAATAGTATAGTTATAATTATATTAGCATGCACTCGCATGCATTGGAGATATAACTATGAGAAAGCTTTGGCGAATATTTAAAAGAATTTTAGCTACTTTTGCACTTAATGCATTTGCCGTAATTGGTGGTGGTGCACTTATTGGCCTAGATGTTATTGAAACTGTACTGCTAGCGGGCATCCTGGGCGTTGCAAATGTTTTAGAAGATTTGGCACGTGGCTACGTAAACGACGGCTATTTGTCTGATGCAGAAATTGAGGCGGCATTTAGAAGGGCCTCAGAAGAATAGTCTTAACACTTGCACTGCACTCATTCTTAATGTATAATTGACATAGAAAAGAGGTTGCTATGTCAATGGAATTCGACAACGTGCATCAGTGGATTCAGCACGGAATTGACGAAGGCTGGATTACGCCTACATTTTGCTTTACTCATGATGGTGACGCATACATGACACCAGAAGAAGAGGCAGAGTGGGAAGACGGCGGAGATCCCTGCTGCCACGTAGTCAAATTTATTCATCAGTAACCGCCTTCCCCCTTAGCTCAACGGCAGAGCAGAGAGCTGTTAACTCTAAGGTTCGTGGTTCGAATCCACGAGGGGGAGCTTTGGCCTGGTAGCTCAGTTGGTTAGAGCACCACCCTGTCACGGTGGGGGTCGTGGGTTCAAGTCCCATCCAGGTCGCATGGAAAAACAAATATTAGCTCCAGGAATAGTTCAATATGAGAATGTTGTAGATAATCCTATGGGCTTTATCGATGTTTTAAATAACGGTTCGTTGTGGGAACCAGGCATAGCTGCACCATCAAGATATCTTAAAAAAGATGGACACGAAATGGAAAGGCTAGTAGAAGTTTTCTTTCTTCCAACTCGTGAAGAAATTCAGAATCAAGAAATGCTTTTTTGGAGGAATCGGTTTGTAGATGCAATTGAAGAATGCGAAAAAGATTATTTAGATTATTATGTGGTTGACACAGTATTTTATGAAAGAGAGTGGCTTCAGTTTTTAAAGTATGAAAAAGGCCATCATTTTGCTAACCATATAGATGATGTTCCAGATTCCAGAAGAACCTTATCTGGAGTTTACTATTTTAATGATGACTACTGTGATGGGCAGCTTTACTTTAAACATTTTGATTTAACCATTAAGCCAAGGCCAAACACATACCTTTTGTTTCCCTCTAATTGGACGTATGCCCACTCTGCAAAAAAAGTTACTTGCGGAACTAAGTATGCTATGGTAAACTTTTTACTCTAGGTCCGTTGGAGTAGCGGTTATCTCGTCTGCCTTTCACGCAGAAGATCACGGGTTCGATCCCCGTACGGACTACCTGTGATATAATTAATATCTAGAGATAGGAAAAAATGGGAATTCCAGAATTGTTTGATACCAAGTTGCAGCAAGAAAAATTTGCAGAAATGGTAGCCGAAAAAGTAATCGAAAAACTACTTGAAGAGAAAGAAAATAAATAATGACTGAAGAAGCAAAGTGTCCAGTTGATCATGTTTCATCTGTTGCAGATACAAAACCAATGAATTCTGCAGGAACCTCAAATAATGATTGGTGGCCAGAAGTAACCTCCCTGGAACCGCTACTACACAACTCTCCAAAGAGTAATCCAATGGATACCTCATTTAACTATGCAAGGGAATTCTCTACGTTAGATTTAGATGAAGTTAAGAAAGATATTGTTGATGTAATGAAGGACTCCCAGCCATGGTGGCCCGCAGATTTTGGTCACTATGGACCATTCTTTATCCGCATGGCATGGCACTCTGCAGGAACTTACCGAGTGCAGGATGGCCGAGGCGGTGGCGGAGAAGGCTTGCAGCGTTTCGCACCGCTAAACTCTTGGCCAGATAACGTAAATCTTGACAAAGCTCGTCGCCTATTGTGGCCAGTTAAGAAGAAATATGGGCGTAAACTTTCCTGGGCAGACTTGATGATTCTTGCAGGTAATGTTGCCCTTGAAGACATGGGCTTTAAAACTTGGGGGTTTGCGGGAGGCCGAGAAGATGTTTGGGAGCCAGACAACACCTACTGGGGCACGGAAACTGAGTGGCTAGCAAGCAAGAGATACCATGAGTCTAGAGAAGCTGACACCCTAGAAGACCCACTGGCTGCTGTACAAATGGGGCTTATATACGTAAACCCAGAAGGCCCAGATGGCAACCCAGACTTTAAGGCATCTGCTGCTGATATTCGAACTACATTTGCTCGCATGGCAATGAATGATGAAGAGACTGTAGCTCTAATTGCTGGTGGCCACGCCTTCGGCAAAACTCACGGTGCTGGTGATGCTGCACAGGTCGGTCCAGAGCCAGAGGCCGTTCAGGATCCAGCGGCTGTCGGACTTGGATGGGCAAACTCCCAGGGCAAGGGGCACTCAGAAGATACGATCTCTTCTGGTCTTGAGGTAACCTGGACCCCGAATCCAATTAAATGGGATAATGACTACCTGAGACTTATTTATAAGTATCAGTGGATGAAGTCTGAAAGCCCCGCAGGAGCAGTGCAATGGGAACCACTAGATTGTGATGAAGAAGATATGGCACCACATGCTCACCTTCCAGGTGTTCTTGTAAAGCCAAAGATGCTTACCACAGATCTAGCACTGAGATTTGGAGACGATGAATACGACAAGATTTGTAAAAAGTTTTTAGAGGACTTTGATTATTTTTCTGAGACTTTTGCAAAAGCATGGTTTAAGCTAACCCATAGAGACATGGGCCCTACGTCTAGATATTACGGTAGCGATGTTCCAACCACTATCCTAGATTGGCAAGAGCAAATTCCAAAATCAGAGTCACCAATGTTTTTGTCTTCTGAGGATGCCGAAACAATCACAGAACTTATTATTAACTCTAAGACTCCAATGCATGACTTTATCAAGGCTGCCTGGGCCTCTGCATCCACCTATCGAAAAACAGATAAAAGAGGTGGTGCAAATGGCGGTAGAATATTGCTAGAGCCATATTCTGGATGGGCCGTAAACGAGCCAGAAGTTCTGGGAAACACCCTAAATTCTCTAAATGAAATTCGTGTAGCTTCAGGTTCAGAAATTTCTATGTCAGATTTAATTGTTTTTGCAGGCAAGGTAGCAATTGATCAGTCATTCAGCAAGGCTGGAATAAAGACATCAGTTAGATATGTTGGTGGTCGTGGTCAATTATCTCAGGAAAAAATTGACCAGTCATCTGCCAACCACCTGAGGCCAATTGCAGATGGCTTTAGGAATTGGGTTGACGAAGGGGCTGAAGGCAAAAAGCCTGAGAATTTGCTAATTGAGAAGGCAGCACTTCTAGGACTTACGCCACCCGAAATGACTGCCCTAGTTGGAGGCATGAGGGCACTAGGTGCGTCTGTGGGCAAGCCAAGCTCCCTAGTGCCAGATCATTCACAATTTTCAAATGAATTTTTTGTTAATCTGTTAGATATGAATATATCGTGGAAACCAGTAGAGGGGTCAACAGACCAGTATGCTGGACACGACAGAGAGACTGGCGAACAAAAATTTACAGCCACTAGGGTTGATTTAATTTTTGCATCTCACTCAGTTCTTCGAGCATTGGCAGAAGTTTACGCCTCAGACGATGGCCTTGAAAAGCTGGCCAGTGACTTTGCAATTGCCTGGAACAAAGTAATGATGCTAGATAGATTTGATATAGCCTAAATATCAAATCGGCCTCCTTAGCTCAGCTGGCCAGAGCAACGCACTTGTAATGCGTAGGTCGTCAGTTCGAATCTGACAGGAGGCTCTTTATGGTATAATAGATAAAGATTTAAGGAGATTTATTTATGGCAACATGGAAGCTACCCTTTGCTGACAAGTATGTAACGGGAGAGTTTGGTACTCGTAGTAAATTTAGAATTGCAAATAACCTGGGCCCACACCGTGGGGTTGACTGGTCAAGACCTTCGGGCACAAAGATCCCAGCTGTAACAAGCGGGACCGTTTCTCTGGTAAAGTGGAGCAACGTCCTCGGCTGGGTTTTGGTACAGACTGGATGGGCTGAAGGAAAGACCTGGTATATTGGTTACTCTCATCTTCTAGAAGAGCCTACGCTAAAGGCTGGAGATAAGGTTAAGATGGGTCAGACTGTAGGTTTGATGGGGTCAACGGGTTCTGCTAGCAGTGGTCCTCATTTGCATGCAACTTTGGGCTCAACCCCAAAGTCTGTATTTTATGGCAAGGTGCAGGACTTAAAAGCATTTATTAAAAAGCAAATGGTGGCTGAAGAAGAGGCTGCAAAAAAGGCTTCTACAAAGAAGGGCACGGCTGGAACCGCCAAGGGTGCCACAAAGCCACTGTCAGTTAAAACCGAACCTATTAAAACAGTTAAGGAGCCAGCAGCAAAAGCTACGCCAGCTAAGCCAGCTCCCAAAAAGGCTGCACCAAAAGCAACACCAAAAACTCACAAGGTGTTGAAGGGGGAGTCGTATTATAGCATTGGTGAAAAGCATGGAATTGACTACAAGAAGCTCCAAGAACTTAACAAGAATAAGCCACTCAAGCCTGGAGATATCGTAAGGCTAGATCCTGGAAAAAATATTGACAAAACCACTAAGAGAATGTATACTGTAAAGTCTGGAGATTCTTATTGGAAGATCGGAAAGCAGTTTGGTATTGACTATCGAAAGCTGCAAAGAATTAATTCCAATAAGCAACTAAATCCAGGTGACATTATCAAGCTAGACTAGGAGTGGGTTTGCCAGCATATTCTTACACATGCATTGGTTGCGACGTATCTGTTGAAAAGATTCGTAGCATAAAAGAAGACGAACCCATTTACTTTTGCGAGGGTTGTGGTAATGTCTTAATTAGAAGCTATGAATCACCATCAATCCAGTTCAACGGTTCTGGATTTTATTCAACAGATAAGTAGAATAGATATATGGAAGTTATTACTAAAAAAGAAGCAACACTATTTGCAACCGATAGATGTGATGCCAGAGATTGTGGTGCACAGGCTTACGTAAAAGCAATTGGCGTTAGCGGAGAGCTCACCTTTTGTGGTCATCACTATGAAGGAATTGTAGACAACGCAATTGGCTGGGCAAACCTAGAGAAGTTTGCCTATCAAGTAATAGATGAACGAGACAGGCTAATTGAAAATAGGCTTCTTGACTAGGACCAAATATGAATATCCACTGGATGCAGAATAACGATTTTGATAGTATTGAAAATTTATCAAAAGAGTTGGAAGAAATAGGTTATAGCTCTGTGCTATTAACCTATAATTCTAATAATCCAGATTTATTTGTTCAGGCAATTTCAAACTTAAAACAAAGTTCTATAACTTATAATATTGCAGTTAGACCACACACCATTAGTCCAGAACTTCTGGCAATGATTGCTCAAGCACTTGAGAGTAATTTTCCAGGCAGATTTATGTTTAATTTTGTATCTGGAAATTTTTATGAAAATGAAAACCTGGAGGGCATAATCCACTATGACACCTCCCTGGTTGCCAATCTAGAGTATAGACGAAACTATTTATCAATCTTTTTAGATAAATTCTTAAACAGGTCAGTGTTAAAGCATAAGCCTATTTGTATGATAGGAAGCTCCTCCGAAATTGCAATTAAGCTTTGTCAAAAGCATGACCTTATGCTTGCCATGACATATGAAAATTTTATGTCTAATAAAGAAGAGCTGCTGGCTAAAGTTCCTAGACTTATGATTAACCTGCCAGTTATATTGAGATCTGAAATTAAAGATGCCCAAGGCCTGGCCGACTCTTTCTATGGTCAGGGGGACTTTGAAAATAAGTTTTTAGTTGGAAATTCAGAAACCCTTTTGTCTAAAATTACTGAGTTACGGGGTTATAATATTAATGATATTATGCTTAGTAATGTTATAGAAGATACAAAGTATTACAAAAATCATGCTGAGATTAAAAAGGCATTGGGGGTGCTAGATGTATAAGTATTGGGCAGAAGTGCTTCGGGTAGTTGATGGCGACACCATAGACATGCTTATTGATTTAGGTTTTGATGTTTGGGTAAAGCAAAGAATTAGGCTTCTGGGAGTTGATACTGCAGAAAAGAAGCATCCCCTGGGCAAGGCAACAAAAAAGACAATGGCTGACCAGCTTGAAGGCGAAATTATTCTAATTGAAGTAACAAAGCCAGACAAGTATGGAAGATACCTTGGAACACTCTGGCTTACAGAGGCCTCGATCTCTAGCATTAATGATCAGTTATATGTAAATGGCCTTGCAAAATTATACGACGGAGGCTCTAAAACCTCTCTATGGACTGCTGAGGAGCTCTCAGTGGCAGCTGTGAGGGTGGTTTTTGAATGATAGTGCCGTTTAATGACCCAGATTTTTTTGATAAGCTAATCCTTGAAGGTGCCATGGAGCCAGCTGGCATGGACGAAGATGGGGAAATGCTTTTTAATTTTACTAAAAAGCTTCCAGAAGTAAGTCCAGAAATGCACGAGAGGCTAGCTGGCAACATACAGAATGATGTTCGTACCTTGTGGGAGCTAGGCTTTTTAGATTTTAATATATTAGAAGAAAACCCGCTAATAAACATTACGGCAAAGGCATTAAATCGAAATGCTCTTGAGGAGCTACCACCATACTATAGGCAACTTCTTGCTAATATAAAAGAGGCAATGAGGAGTGAATAATTATGGATTTTGTTTTAGGATTTTTACTGACCACCTTTTGCTTCTATATTTTATCTAGGATCTATAAAAACAAAGTTGCCCTAGAACCAAAATTTAGAATAAGGTTTTCTCAAACTCATAAGTTTGAGTTAACCAAATGGTCTTACCTTCCTTTTTATAAAACTAGAACAAAGAAAAATAGACAGTCTCAGAACTACTTCGATAAAACTACACTTAAGATTTATGTCTTAGAAAACCAAGCCTACTGGATTGCAGAGGGAGGGCTTCACACTGCTAAGGTGATCGACGGCTCTCTCGACAGAAATTCTACAAAAAGGGTTGACACAATGGGCATGGATGAGGTAGAATTAAAGCGAATCATTTATGTAATTGATCAGCTTAATGAAGGGAAGCAAAATGATTCTGGGAATCCAGGGAACTAAAAGCTTTAACAAATATCAAAGTGTGTTCATTAGGGGTATGGGAAGGGCCCTATCTTTAATGAAAGACGGAGATAAAGAGTTTACGATATACGCAGCTGGTCCCGCAAATATTAATAGCATGGCCCACGAGTTTGTTAATGTTTCTAATTTTAAAGCTAGGGGAGTTCGGGCAGTAGTTAGGACAGTTCCCCCCAAGTGGATTAAGGAAAACATTCATGACTTTGACATGTTTTTATACTTCTGCTCGCCAAAGGAGCCTCTCTCTGAACTGTGCGAGTATGCTGATCAAAAAAATATAGAGGCCGAAGCTTATAGATATTAGTGTCTACAGATAGTTAGACGTTCTATGCTCGGCTAGATGGAGTAAAGAAATGAAAATAAATTCTTTATCGCAAATGGAAGACCTTGTTCGTAAAAACAGGTCTTTACGATGGGAAAGCTGGGATGTTGTCCACTTCTATCAATCTGACACCGCTTGGATGTCACCCTATGGATCTTTTTTTAAGGGCAAGTGGTATATGAATAGGCGTTTTAAGGTTACCGAAATGGGATGGGATATCCCAGAGAGGTTCCTCGGCAGGACAAAATGATAAATAACGGTTGGAAAGACGAAGCCGCATGTAAGCACTTTGACACCAACCTCTTTTTTGAAAAATATGAAGAAAGCCCAACATTAAGGCCAGGAGTTGATTCTGTTTGTTTTGGTTGCCCAGTGCAAAGAAATTGTTTTGCAATTGGAGTTTCTCAAAAAGAGTGGGGTGTTTGGGGCGGAGTTTATTTAGAAAATGGCAAAGTCTCTAGGGAATTTAATAATCATAGAAACAAAAAAGAGTGGGGCAATGTTTGGAAAATTCTTACAACAGATACGGATAAGAGATGATACCTGCTAGTGCATTGGCAGTGGTATAATAGATAAGATAGAAGGTCTTGATATTAATGTATAAACTATTTATTTTTGATTTAGATGGGGTTTTGGTAGACAGCCAGGAGATGCACCAGCAGTCACTGGTAGCCTCTATTAAAATGTTTGCACCTAATTATGAAATTACTAATGATGGATATAAAATTATTCAAATGGCAATCCCAAGC